GTTCTGGAGGTGAAAGTTGGTATCAATATGATAAAATTACTCCTTTAATGTACATTACACCTGTTGTATCTGATAGTAGATATTATTACTTCCGTGAAGGAACAATGGTCCAAGTTGTTGAAAATATAGGTACTGCTGCAGCACCAATTTATGAAATTACTATGAGTCAACCGGCAAAAGCTACTGGAACTATTGGTTTATCATTTAGATATGCTACATATCCTACTACATTAAATACAACTAATACTGCTAAAGATCCTAAAGAACAAATATACAGAGCACATAATCATGGTAGTTTTGAAATTGCTCAGGGTTTAGGATCTATCGCTAGTCCTCCTTCTCATACTGCAAATGATGCAGATGGATCTTCTTTAACTGCTGATAGTTTAGAAGATGCCCTAAATATTACGGTTGATACCACTCAACCTAATGTAACAATGACGTTTATAATCAAAGCATACTGATGCCTGCATTTTACGCCAAAGAAAGATCTAAATATGGTAATTTATCAGGTCAAGTTATTATTTGGCCGTTAGAATATCAAGGTGATCCCAGTACTGCACTTAATAAATCTAGGTTGCCTGCTGGATATCTTAAATGTGATGGAACAAAATATTTTGCCTCTGATTATCCTGCATTAGCAGCAATTTTAGGAACAGGTGATTCATGTAAATATCTTAGGAGAAATCCTGACGGGACAGCATTTGATATCTTGTCTGATACACAATTTATGGTTCCTGATCTTGGTTCAAAATATCCAGAACCAACATCAGGTGCTAATGCCGGATCCTATAATAATATTAGATTGCCAAATGCTTTGGGTAACTTAGTAAGTAGATCAGGTATTGGAATTGAAGTAACGTCTGCAATCGGTGATACGGTAAACATTACATATTCCGGTACTATAACAATACCAAGTCAAGAAATTCCTCTTAGAGGAAGACCATCTTGGGAATATGCTGGAGATATACATTATACCGAGATTGAAGGTGTTGAAGAGACTGCAGTTGCCGGACATATGCACTTCCATAGTGGTACTAGAGCAAGAAATTTACAAACAAACGAACCTTCGGGAGATGAACCTAATCCAATTGGTGGTAGTACTGGTCGTAGAAATGCATCAACTATACCTATTCAAGATTGGTTAGATGCAACTAGATATAATAATGATTCTAGTCAACCACCTGGAAGTGGTCAGAATGTTTGTAAGGCAATTGATAAGTGGCGATCCGAAGCGATCACAACCCAGTTTGGGCAACAAACTATATACTGGGGAGCTTGTATTTTTGGATATGGTCAGGCAGAATATACTTATGGATGTTTGAGTAACGAAGAATATTCTCTTGATGGTTGGAGAGAAGAAGGATCGCCTAATGGAAGTGATACTGCAAAGTATGGTAACTATTCGGAAGTTCCGATATTCGGGTGTGTCCTTGATGGTGATGCTAATGGTGATGATCCAGCAACTAATTTTGATAATGACATTCCGGTTACATATGAATCTGGATATCCCGGAGTCCCATTAGATTTTGATAGTGTTAGTTTGCATGATGTTGTTCCATTACAATCTAATCAAGAACATAAATCTCAATCTGCTACTACCGATATTGAGAATGAAACTCTAGATACTATTGACTTAGCAATTCCAGCTGGAGAAGATCCAACTAGGCATAGTCATCGCATTTATTTGGAAAAAGGTGACCATAGTTATAAAGTTAAAACAAATGCAATTAATGTGCCACCTGAAAATTTGGTGACACGTATGGATATAGGAACTGATAACTCAGTTTCTATTGATGCTGCTACATCACCATATATTGTTATGGAATATTTAATTAAGATTTAATAGTAATGTCACAAAGTTATAGAAACGCAAGACAGGGATTCCTGACCGATATGTTGGTGGATACTACACCAATCGGATCTATTGTGCCTAATTTAAAAAGCACTGATAATAGTTTTGATCATAATTATGTTAAATCTGGAGATATAAATTATGGCAATTTAAGTGAAAAAACCGGTAATGCTTATATAACAGGAGATGATCCGGCATATACTCACGAAGGATATCTATATTGTGATGGATCAGAGTATCAGATTTCTGATTATCCTGTATTGTATTCTATTATTGGAAATCAATATGGTGGAAGATCTAGTCAAGGAATTGATCTTACAAATTTTGGTGCTGGATATACCAGTACTCCTACTGTTAATATAGGAGCACCTGCTGCTGGTGGAATACAAGCAACAGCATCTGCACAATATGATAACACAGGTAAAATAACTACTATTACTACTCTAGTTGCAGGTGAAGGATATGATCCGTATAATCCTCCAACGGTAACTATAAGTGGTGGTGGTGGATCTGGTGCTACAGCAGAAGTTAGAATTGATTCTGATACTGGAGGTATTTCTAGGATTACTACTGCAAACGTTTTAGATTGGTGGGGGGTTACTAATCTAGGTACATTTGCAGTTCCCGATACTAAAGCAAGAAAAATTGTAGGTAATAACTCAGTATTTGGTAATAATTCTCCAAATATTGGAAATTCGTCTCTTGGTGTAGGTTTTTCTGGTGGTCAGTGGTATTTTGCAAAAGAATCTCAAGATGAATACTTTTCCTTGGGTAGAATTACTACTAGCGGATATGATGCAGTTGTTGAGACTACTGGATGTACTATTATTGGTAGTCAAGATGTAACTGTTACAATGAAGGATGCTAAATTACCTGGAGTTTTTCAGCATAGTCATAGTGTTTTTCATAGTCGTCCTGGTGATACACAATGGGTGAAAGAGGGGAGTGGAGATAGATATTTACAAGATTATAAAGACGGCAGCGGTAGAATTTCAAGATGGTATCCTACAACTGGTCAAGTCTTTACTCACAAACATGGATTACTTAGAAGACCAAACGATGATAATACAGTTGCAACTTATGATGTGTTTGATGCATATGGTGGAGCAGGTGGATCAGGTACTTTAAAAGATGATACTGCAGATCCTGCAGACCAAGCATATCTAGCATCTGGTGCTCAAGGTGCAGGATCTTGGGAGTTTCAAACTTTTATTCCTAATCCAGTATCATACACATTATCATCTAATTCTGTAATTGGCGGTAGAAATATCGTTACTGGGGGAACTCCAATTATTAATTATACCAATGTATGGGAATTTACTAATGCTGGTAGTTATTCTATTGATTTTAGTACAGTTACAGGAGATCCAGAATCTTTACAATATATTGTAGTTGGTGGTGGTGGATCTGGTGCTAATGGAACTACACAAGGAAGCGATGGAACTTCTAGTAGTCTTAAAATTGGTGATGGTAGTTTATTACATTTAGTTGCTGACGGTGGCGAAAAGGGTGGAGCAGCATCTGGACAGTCTGGTGGTTCTGGTGGAGATAAAGGTGGAACTCAGAAATTAGGAACCAAAGGCGGCGGTAAGTTTGATGGTCTAGATGGAACTAGTGGAGCTAATGGAGTAGCAAGTAATGGATTTCCTAAAGTAGATTATCCAAATAACCCAAATGGTGGCGGTACTGGTGGATTATTAGGATTGGGAACATATGGTGTGGGATCTAATGGTACAAACAAAGAAGTAACAGGACAAAGTGGCACATATAGTCAAACTAAGTATAGTAATGGTTCATTTAGTGGTTTAAATGGAATTAGTGGTATTCTGACAGCTAAATTTACTATTTCTGGTGGTGCAGGAGGTTCTGCAAACAATGGCAGATCTGGTCATAGAGGAGTTCAAATAAGTTCAGAAATAAGAGATAATCAGCGTGATAGTTTTACTCAACAAGGTTGGTCAGTAACTATTGGTAGTGCAGGTAGCAACGGTCCTGGTACAGTTGTCCCCATTGACAACAACAGAGGTTTTTACACTGCCGGAGCTGCTGGCGGTACTAATTCCAGTGGTGCTAGTGGAAAGAATGGTGGAAGAGGGGATAGGAACCAAGGTGGAGGAGGCGGCGGCGCTGCCACATTGTTATACCGAGGATCTCAGTTAGTAATTGGTGCTGGCGGCGGTGGCGGTGCTGGTGGTGACGGTAACGATGGTGGACCGGGACAGAAT